TTTCTAGAAATATAGAAATATGAGGCTGTGATGGCTGGACGGCCACGGCTACCGCAAGAGGTGGCAAAGATTACCGGAGCGACGGCAAAAAATCCGCAGATGTTCCGCGACCGTGCCGCGCCTAAGGTCAAGTCTCTTGGCCCTGCGCCTAAGTGGTTCACGCCGGAGCAAGTTGAGTTGTGGGACGAGATCAACGCGGACTTTCCTTGGCTTGGCCGTCCTGACCGCCAGCTTGTGACGATGGCGGTGGAACTGCGCAGCATGATTGACGAGGGCGGTGCGCCTGTCTCGGTCTATGCGCAGCTTCGCTTGTGCCTGTCTTCGATGGGCGGGACGCCGGTTGACCGGAGCAAGGTCGCCGCGCCGGATGAGGACGAAGCGGACGCGCTTGATGAGTTCGTCAACTGACCCGGCAACCGCCTATGCGCAGGCGGTGGTGTCGGGCGATATTGTTGCAGGGCCGCACGTCAGGGCAGCGGCGCACCGGCACCTGGACGATCTGGCATGGGCTGATCAGCGCGGTTTGGTTTGGGATGCGGAAGCGGCAGATCGGTTCTGTCGGTTTTGCCGCACGGTGTTGCGTCTGTCAGAAGGGCAGTTCGAGGGAAAGCCTTTTGAGTTGGAGCCGTCGCAGCAATTCATCTGCGGATCGCTCTTTGGCTGGAAGTGGGCCAAGACGGGCAAGCGTCGGTTTCGCCGGGCTTACGTCGAGATGGGCAAGGGCAACGGCAAGTCGCCTATGGTCGGTGCGATTGGGCTTTACGGTCTAGTCGCTGATGGTGAGGCGGGCGCGCAGGTCTACGCGGCGGGCGCAACAAAGGAACAGGCAAGCATCCTTTTCCGCGATGCGGTCGGGATGGTGGATAAGGCCCCGTCGCTTGACAAGGTAATTCGCCGCAGCGGCGGGCCGGGGCGGGAATACAACCTGGCGCACATGAAGTCGGGCAGCTTCTTTCGCCCGGTGTCGCGCGAGACGAAAAAGACAGGTTCCGGGCCTCGCCCTCATTTCGCGTTGTGCGACGAGGTGCATGAGCATCCAGACGGCGGCGTCATTGAAATTCTAGAGCGGGGTTTCAAGTTCCGCGAGCAGCCGCTTCTGGTGATGATTACGAACAGCGGCAGCGACCGGCAAAGCATTTGCTGGCACGAGCGGAAACACGCGGTCGCCGTGGCGCATCAAGAGATCGAAGACGACACGACATTTAGCTATGTCTGTGCGCTAGACGAGGGCGACGATCCTTTCGAAGATCGGTCTTGCTGGATTAAAGCTAACCCGCTTCTTGGGGTGACGATCACAGAGGAATATCTGGCGCTTCAAGTGAAGCAGGCGCGGCAAATCGCGGCCAAGGCAAACGGCATTCGGCGGTTGCACTTCTGCGAATGGACGGACGCGGAAAGCGCGTGGATCAGCCGGGCGATGTGGGAAAGCATCGAGGACCACACGCTAGACATTGAGCAGTTCAAGGGCAAGCGGTGCTGCGCGGGCCTCGACCTTTCGGCAAAGACCGACTTGACCGCAAAGGCGCTGGTTTTTGAAGACGGCTTTGCGGAAGACGGTAAGCCCAAGTTTGCGGCATTTGTTCACGGCTACACGCCCGCAGAAACGCTACAGGCGCGGGCAGAACGCGACGGGGCACCTTATGACCTGTGGGCCGATGCCGGGTTTCTGACGGCCACGCCGGGGCGCAAGACGCGGCTAGACTACGTGGCGCAAGACTTGATTGACGACGCGGGCGAGTTTGATCTGGATTTCGTCGCGTATGACAACTTTTTGATTGCCGACTTCGAGGCGGTCGTTGCCGACATGGGCGAGCGGTTGCCGATGCTGGACCATCCGCAAGGGTGGAACAAGCGCAAGCGCGAAACGGAAGACGGCGAAGAAATCACGCTCTGGATGCCCGGCAGCGTCGATGAATTGGAAACGCTGATCCTTGAGGGGCGCATTCGGGTGCATGTAAACCCGGCCCTTCGCGCGGCGGTATCGTCTGCCACGTTTGATCGAAGCCCTGCCGATCTTCGGCGGTTTGCGAAACACAAGGCCACGGCGCGAATTGACATGGCGGTTGCGCTTGCAATGGCCGTGGGCGCGGCGACGGCAAGGCAAAGCGAAATGTTCCTTACATCCCCGTGGGATGACGAGGATTTCACGTTAAAGGTGGACTAATGGGCATTTTTTCGCGGAAAAAGCCCGAAGTTCGGGGTGTTCAGGTGCAACAATCCGCGCCGAATTTCCTTGAAGTTTTCGGAATCACCGGCAGCGCATCGGTATCAATGGAGGAGGCTCTAGGCGTTCCGGCGGTGTGGGCTGCGGTCAATTTCCTGGCTGGCACCATAGCTGGCCTGCCCCTGCACGTTTACGACAAGACAAGCGCCGGAAAAAAGCGTGTCAAAGCCACTGCGCGAGCGCCAGTTGTGTCAATGCTCCATGACGCAGTGAATGACGACATGTCGTCGTTTGACTGGCGGTTTCAGATGATGACAGCGGTTCTGACGGAGGGCCGCTTCGTCACCTATATCGAGCGCGACGAGCGCGGTCAGCCGATCAATTTGTTTCCGTTGCCAGATGCGAAGGTCAAGCGCCTCGCAAACGGGCGCAAGGAATACGAATACAAGCCAGAAGGACGCCCGGCGCAGCGTTACGATCAGGCCGATGTGCTTGACATCACGTTCATGCTCAAAGCCGACATGGTGCAACACCGCTCGCCGCTGAGGCAATGCGCAGTGGCGATTGGCAAGGCCGTAAATTCCAACGAATACGGTTCCAAGTTGTTCAAGAATGGCGGGTTGCCCGCATTCACGTTGCAAGGTCCGTTTGGGTCGGAAAAATCCGCCATTCGTGCGGCTGACAACATCGCGGAGGCGACCAAAGAGGCGGCGCGCAAAGGCGGCAACGTCTTGGCAATCCCGACCGGGCACAAGTTGGAGCCGCTTGGCACCGACCCGGAAAAGATGCAGCTAGTGCAAACCCAAGAGTTTGCGGTTGTCGAGGTGGCGCGCATTTACAGTTTGCCGCCGACATTCTTGCAGGACTTGTCGCGGGCGACGTTCTCTAATTCTGAGCAGCAAGATTTGCACTTGGTCAAGCACACGATGAAGCGGTGGCTAGAGCAGATCGAGGCGGAAATTAACCTCAAGTTTTTCGGGCGCGGGTCCAACCGTATCGTTGAGTTCAACTTGGACGGCTTGTTGCGCGGCGATTACCTGACCCGGATGAATGGTAACAGCATGGCAATTCAAACTGGACAGCTTACGCCAAACGAGGCGCGCGCGCTGGATAATCGAGAGCCGCTAGAAGGTGGCGACCGGCTTTACATTCAAGGCGCTACCGTGCCGCTGGCCGAGCAAACCGGGCAGACCGCAACGGAAGGGGATTCCAATGCAACGTGAAATTCGGGCGGGCATCCCCGCTGAAATCCGAGCGGAGTCTGATGGGCTTCGCGTTGAAGGCTACGCCGCAGTTTTTGGCGAGCGCGCGGACATTGCCGGAATGTTCTACGAAGTGATTGAGCGCGGCGCGTTTTCGGATGCCGTGGGCCGGGATGACGTGGTTTTCTTGGTTAATCACGAGGGTCTGCCGCTGGCCCGCACCCGCTCTGGCACGTTGAAGCTATATGAAGACGACCGGGGCTTGCGGATGGAAACGATGCTTGACGCGGAAGACCCCGACGTAAAGTCGATTGTCGGCAAAATGCGGCGGGGCGACTTGGACAAAATGTCTTTTGCCTTCCGTGCTGACGTGCAGGAATGGGACGAAAGCGAAGACATGCCGGTGCGGACCATTAAGCGCGCTACGCTTTACGATGTGTCGGTCGTGACGACGCCTGCGTATGACGGCACGGAAATCGGGCTTCGCAGCCTTGAGGCATATCGCAGGGCGCAAAATTACCAAGCTGCGCAGGCGCGGGTTTTGGCCCGCCGTGCGGCACAAGATCACAAGTTTCGGGGCATCTGAGGCCACCGATCTACCCCGGAAACGGGAGTCGGCGCGAGCGCACGCGCCTGTCCGCAAGGCGGGAAAGTTGCGCGTTCAAACTCAAACCGAAAGGAAACACCATGTCGCTCACTGAGCTTCAGGAAAAGCGGGGCCGTCTGGTCACGCAGGCGCGTGAGGCGCTGGACGAGATCAAGAAGAACACCGACGAGGCCCGCGCGGCGGAACTCGAAGCCCGGCATGATGCCATCATGTCCGACTTCGACAAGGTTGAAAAAGACATTGAACGCGAGCGTCGGACGGCAGAGATGGAGCGATCCATTGAAGAAGCCGCAGAGCGTGAGGCCCGCGAAAAGCGCGAAGCCAAGCGCCCGAGCCTGCCCGAAGCGGAATCCCGCAACGGCGGCGGCACTGACTACCGCACTGCATTCCATGCCTATCTGCGCGCCCAAGGCGTCAAGGGCGACATGGACCCCGAGGCGCGTGCCGTTCTTGAGCGTGGCTATGAAGAAATCGAGCGGCGCGCCCAGACGACCACGGCGGCGGCTGGCGGTTACACCGTCCCGCAGGAACTGGCTGACATCCTTGTGAAGTCGATGCTTGCCTGGGGGCCGATGTATGACCCCGGCATCACCACCGAGATCGTGACGACCGGTGGCGGCAAGATCACCATGCCGACCGTCAACGACACGACCACGGCAGTCGTCAAGCACACCGAGGGCACCACGCTCACGGATGACGGCGGTTCAGACGTGACCTTTGGCGAAAAGCAGCTTGACGCCTACGCCTTCAACACGGAATGGCTGCGTGTGTCGAAGGAACTGGCCGACGACAGCATCTTCGCAATGGAAACCATCCTGGGCAACCTGCTGGGCGAGCGTCTTGGGCGTCGTGCCAACCTTGAACTGACCGTGGGCGACGGCACGGGCGACCCCAACGGGATCGTCACGGCTTCGGCGGCGGGCAATGTTGCGGCGGCTAACAATGCCATCACTGCCGACGAAATCATCGACCTGCTGCACTCGGTGGACCCGGCGTATCGGATGGGGCCGCGTGTGCGGTTCATGTTCAGCGACTCGACGCTGGCGGCTATCCGCAAGCTGAAAGACGGCGACGGCAACTACCTCTGGCAGATGGGCAACTATCAAGCCGGGGTGCCCGGTTCGATCCTTGGCTACAACTACTCGGTCAATCAAGCGATGGCCGGGCTGGGTGATGGCGTCAACTCGCGTGTCATGGTGTTCGGGGACTTCTCGAAATACTACGTCCGCAAGGTTGGCGCACCGCTGGTCGGCGCGATCCAAGACAAGGATTTCTGGCCGGGCTTCGGCATCGCTGGCTACATTCGCTTTGACGGCGAACTGGCCGACACGGCGGCTGTCAAGCACTTGGCGCTTGCCGCGACCTAAGCCGGTTTTTGGGGCGGCGGGGAAACTCGCCGCCTACACAAGTCGACTTAAAGGAGATTTCCCATGCGAGTTAAGCTATTGCAATCCCGCGCAACTGCGGCGGGTGCCGAAAACCGTGGCGACGTGATTGAAGTACCCGACGCTGAGGCGGTTCGTATGATCGAGGCCGGGCAGGCTGAGCCAATTCGCTCTGCGGCGACCCCCGAAAAAGCCGTGCGCCGCAGCAAGGCGGAGCGGGCCGCGAAATGACAACGGCGCTCGTCCGCACCGTGGCACCGTCTGTCACGCCAATCAGCTTGGTGGAGGCAAGGGAACATTGCCGTGTGGATCACACAGATGAAGATGTGTTAATTGAAAGCCTCATCGCGGCGGCGGTGTCTCATGTGGACGCGCAGGGCGAGCTTGGGCGGGCGATGATTACGCAGTCTTGGGCGCAGTGGGAGCCGCAAGCACCCGGTTGGGTGCGCTTGGATATGGGGCCGTTTCAGTCGCTTACATCGGTTGAATATTACGACGATGACGGTGTCTTGCAGACTGCCGATGTCGCGGACTTTGAGGCGCAACTGAGCGGCGATCATGTCATTATCAAGCCCAAGGACAACCGCGAGTGGCCGCGCGCTGATACGCGCCGCGATGCGATCAAGCTAACTTACGTGGCCGGGTTTGGGGATACACCGGAAGACGTGCCCGCTGGTATCCGCCACGCCATGCTTATGCTGGTGGCGCATTGGTATGAAAATAGAAGCGCGGTTGATGATGCGCGCATGATGCCTGTGCCTATGGCGGTCGAGGCGCTTTTGGCAAACGAGCGGGTTGGGTGGTATGGCTAAGCCCGGCCAGCTTGACCAGCGCATCACGTTTCAGCGTTGCACGACCGTAGCGGACGGCGCAGGGGGCCAGGAGCGGACTTGGGCTAACCTTGCCATCGTCCCGAGTGTGTGGGCCAAGGTGCAGCCCAAGGGCGGCACAGAGGCCATGACGGCGGACCAGCAAACCGCCACGCAGCTTTTCTTGTTCCATGTTCGGACGCGCGACGACGTGACCGAGGCTGACCGGATCGTGTGGCGCGGCGATAACTACAACATCCGACGCATTGAGCGGGCAGGGCCTCGCCCGATGTATCTGGTCATTGAAGCGGAGCGCGGCGTTGCGGATTGATGCGGAATTGCGCGGCGTTGATGACGTGTATCGGGTCTTGGACCAGATCGCGCCACGGGAAGCCCGCAACATCATGCGGGCCACTGTGGGCGGCATGGCGACGGAGTTGAACAAAGACGCCAAAGACCTTGCACCGATGGACGAGGGCGACCTTGTAACGTCCATGAAGGTCAAGCGCCGTCGCATTCGTGACGGGCAGGTCAGGGCCGATCTGGTTGTTGAGCGCCGCGCCTTCTATTGGCGGTTCATCGAATACGGGACTACGAAGCGTTCTGCCGATCCCTTTTACATGTTTGCGGCAGAGCGTTTCAGGTCGCGGGCGTTGCGGTCTTTCTTGACGCAGTTCGGCAATAAGTTCGAGGCGGCACTAAGGCGGGCGAGGCGGCGGAATGGCGGTTGAGGTTGATTTCCAGGCTGCGCTTTTCGCAAGGCTTAACTCGCAGATCGTGGGCAGCGGAAAGGCCGCACTTTCGGTGCATGACGTAAAGCCGCAATCTAATCCGGCTGGCGGGTTTCCCTATGTCACCATCGGGGAAAGCACGTTTACGATGTTCGACGCGCAAGGGTCTTTCAACTTCGACGTTCTGACCCGCATTCACACTTGGAGTCGCGCGCCCGCAATGCTGGAATGCAAGGGCATTCAAGGCGACATTTACGCGGCCCTGCATGACCATGACTTGACCCTTTCCAAGTTCGGAGGCGGTGCGCAGGAGTGGCGCTGCTATTCCCTGTTGCGGGAAAGCAGCTTTGTCGTCCGCGACCCCGACCAGACCTTTCATGGCGTGTGTGAATACCGCGCCTTGATCCAAGCCGTCTAGGCGGCTGGCCCATATCCCGCGCCTTGGGCAAGCGCGAGACCTGAACGCCGTGAGGCGTCCATATCCCTCAGAAGGAGCCTGACCAATGGCTAACGCAGCGGGCCGCGATTTCGTGGTCAAGAAGAACACCACGACCATCGCATCGGTGCGGACCAAGACCGTGACTTGGAACGGCACCCCGATTGACACAACCAACGACGACGACAATGGGGCAACGTCCTATCTTGCCGACGAGTTCGCCAACACCACCTTGGAAATCACGGTCGAAGGGCTGACTGATGACGATGTGCTTTCGGACCTCGCATTTGAGGCAACCTCGTCCAGCAAGCACCTTTCGGACATCACCCTTGAGCGCCCAAACGGGGACGTGATTGCGGGCACCTTTATCCTCACGAACTACTCCGAGACAGGGGCTTATGAGGACGCCACGACCTTCACGGCGACGCTGGTGCGCAATGGCATCCACACCTGGACGCCGAGCATCTGATGCAGGGCTTCGATGACATCGAATTGACTTGGCAGGGGCAGACCTACACTGTCCCGGCCACTCGTCAGATGGAATTGATCCTGCGCGTTGAGCAGGGGCTTATCGAAGGCACGGGGCTGCAGGCTTACGAAGTGCTGATGCGCCCGTCTGGCCCGCCGCTTGCGCAGTTCTCGCGCGTTTTTGCGGATGCCCTTCGCTATGCCGGGGCGCAAGTGCAGCACATCGAGGTTTTCCGCGAAATCACGGGAAGCGTCGGGCGCGGCGAAGGCGAATTGCTGCAAGATGCGGTAATGCAGGTGATGCGTATTCTCAACCTCATTGCGGTTGAAGAAGACGAGGCCCCGCAGCCGAAGAAGGGCAAGCCCGGAAAAAAATAACCGGCCCGCTTGTGCGGCATCTTTATCAGATGTTCGTCGGCGCGGACTGGTGCAGCCCTGCCGAGTTTTGGGCGCTTCGTCCTGGTGAGTTGTTTTGGATACTGCGCGCCAAGACGCAAGCCGGTGACGACGCCGACAAGTGGGCCGACCTCTATTCCCTGTTGAAAGAAGACCGCGATGAGTGACAGCGTAGCTGACATCGCCATTAGCCTGCGCGCTGATGTGTCTCCGTTTGAGCGGGGGATGCGTCAAGCGCGCCGGTCCATGTCGAATTTCCAGCGCGGGTCGCGTGGCATGGCCGTAGCGATGGCGCGGGTTGGCGCTGCCGCTGCGGCAGCGGCGGCTGCGGTTGGTGTGGCCGGTGCGGCTATGGGCCGATCTGCGGCAAGTGCGGCGGTCGAGATTGACCGGCTGGCGCGAATTTCCGCGACGACGCCGCGCGAGTTTCAGCGCATGGCGCAAGCCGCTGACACTGTGCGGATCAGCCAGGAGAAGCTGGCCGACATTTTCCGCGACGTGCAAGATCGGGTCGGGGATTTCATCCAGACGGGCGGTGGCCCGATGGCGGATTTCTTTGAGAACATCGCGCCGCTTGTTGGAGTAACGGCAGACCAGTTTGCGCGGCTTTCCGGCCCGGATGCGTTGCAGCTTTACGTTAGCAGCCTTGAGCGGGCCAACCTGTCGCAAGCCGACATGGTGTTTTACATGGAGGCGATGGCGTCGGACAGTTCCGACCTGTTGCCCCTTTTGCGCGACAATGGCCGCGCTATGCGGGAACTCGGAGACGCCGCCGAGCGCGCGGGCCGGGTTATGTCCAACGAGGCCGTTGCCAATGGCCGCGAACTTGACCGGGTGCTTAGGGACGTTGCGCAAACCATTCGCACCAGCTTCGGCAACGCGATCCTTGAGAACGCCGACGACATTGAAGAATTGGCGCGCTGGCTTGGTGAGGCGCTCCCTGCCGCAATTGATCTGGCCGTGCGCGGTATGCAGGCGATGGTTCCGATCATCGAGGCTATTTCTACGGCAATCAACACAGTCGCGGGCGCGGTTAATAGCGTAGTCGAGGCGTGGCAGCGGTCTAACGAGTTTCGCGGCGGTCGGGCGGCAACGGCTGGCTTGATCGAAGAGCGGCGCAACCCCGGCATGACGCAAGGCGGTGTGCTGACCGGCAACGCCGCCGATTTGTTGCCCATTGGCATGACGCAGGGCGGGACGCTTTCGGGTAGCGGCTTTTCCAATCTCCCGCCCGGCAGCACTTTCGCTTTGCCGGGTGTGGACTTTGCTAGCGGCACGGGCGGCGCATCTGGCGGCGGCGGTGGCCGTGACTGGCAAGCCGAATTTGAAGCGATGCAAGAACGCTTCATGACCGAGCAAGAGTTGATCCGCGAAAATTACGAGCAGCAAATGGAAATGCTGCGTGAGTTTCGTGAGCGGCGCATCGGGACCGAAGAAGAATACAACGAGCTTGAGCGCCGAATTAACGCGGAACACGCGGAACAGATGCGGCAACAAGAGCAAGCTGCGATGCAGGCCCGATTGCAAATTGTTTCGGGCGCATTGGGCAATCTGGCAACCATCTTTGAAAACTCGGGCCAGCGCAATCTAAACGCGGTCAGGGCGCTTCGCACGGCAGAGGCGGTTATCGAGGGCTATAGCGCCGCTGTGGCCGCGTGGCGGCAGGGCATGACCCAAGGTGGCCCGCCGCTTGCTGCGGCCTATACAGCGGCCTCTCTGGCCCGCACAGGGGCACTTATCTCGCAAATCCAAAGCAGCGGCAAAGGCGGTGGCGGCGCTTCCGCTGGAATGGCCGCAGCAGGCAGTGGGATGGCCGCATCGCCGCAGGTGTCGCGCAACGTCGCAATCCAGCTTAGCGGCGGCGACCTCTATAGCCGCGATCAGGTGGTCCAGCTTATCAACTCGATCAATGAGGCTGTCGAGGATGGCGCGATAGTGAGGCTGGTATGACGTTCATTCTGCAAACCGGCTACAGCCTGCCCGGTGCCGATCAGCCGCTAACCCATGCCCGCATTCTGCACAGCAAAAACTGGCTTTCGGGCGGCACGGCGGTTGCGTCCAGCACGGCGACGGATTTCTTCGCCAATGGTCCGCTCAACAGCCTGACCTATGAGCGGTGGAAACCGTCCAGCGTGGCCGCAACTTGGGAATACAATCACGGTTCGGCGGCGGCGGTGTCGGCTTGTTGCATCGGCGCGCACACGATGGGCAGCAACGGCAACACGCTGCAAATTCAGTATTGGAACGGATCATCCTGGACGGGCGTCATCCCCGCTACGGCCATCACGTCAGACGAGCCGATCATGGCGGTTTTCGGCAGTCAGACCCGGCAGAGGTGGCGCATCTCGATAACGAACGGCACGACCCCGGAGGTTGGCATAGTAAAGTTCGGCGTTCCGTTGCAGATGCAGCGCCCGCTATACGGTGGTCACGCGCCGATCCCGTTTGCCCGGCAGACGGTCTTGCGCAGCACGAAATCCGAAACGGGTGAGTTTCTGGGCCGGTCAAAGCAACGGACGTATCTGGCCACGTCATATGAGTGGCAGCATTTGACGGCGGCGTGGGTGCGGTCCAACTGGCGCAGCTTTCAGACGGCGATAGAGAGCGAGCCGTTTTTTATCGCGTGGCGTCCTGCTACCTTTGGTGACGTGGCGCTTGCGCAGGTCGATGAAATCCCGGTGCCGCAGAATATGGGCGTCCGAGACTTCATGTCGGTTTCCATGACTATTCGGGCGCGCGGGTATGACTAATACGACCGTAGGGCGCGAGCCGATTCAGGTTGTCGAGATCGTGCAGCCGCTTTGTTCCCGCAGCTATGGCGTCTCGCCCTGCACGGCCAGCGGAACCAATGACGAAAAGTGCTATAACACGCGGGCGACGTGTCAGGACACGGCTAACTTCGCGCTTGGCACCCCATTGAGCCTTTACTTCGCCAAGGGCATGGTGGCCGAAAGTGGTGTATCCGGTGCACCGTATATCATACCGTCGCTGGTTAACGTCTCCACCAGCCCGACGCGGATCAATCTAGCATCGGCCAGTCCCGATGCGCAGGGCCTTGGAAATCGCGCGCTTTGCACCATCACGTTTCAGGACCACGCCCATTCGGATCAGCGGGTTGATCCTTATGTGGACGGGCGCAGCTGGGACCCGCTGGACAAGTCGCGCGGGTCTTTCTGGACGCGCTGGGTCGCGCGCAACAAATACCGCCAGAACGTCATTATCCGGGTTTACGAGGGTTACGCAGGTCAGTTGCTTTCGGCCATGACCAAGCGCACTTACTTCCTCCAATCAGTGCAAGGGCCGGATAGCTCTGGCCGCGTAACGATCCAAGGTAAGGACATTCTGGCGCGGGTGGAGGAACGGAAAGCGCAGGCCCCGGTGGCGTCTCCCGGCGTTCTGTATCGAGCCATTGCGTCCACGCAAACCGACTTTGAAATCGCCAATGCCGTGACCTCTGATTATGCGGCCAGCGGGACGGTTCGCATTGGTGATGAACTAATAACTTACACTTCCGTTTCGTCGTCGGACAACGGCATCACGCTGAGTGGCGTGACGCGCGGAACAGACGGCTCCACGGCTGCGGATCATGGCGTCAACAGTGGGGTACAGCAGTGCCTACGCATCGAAGACCAGAGTGTTGATACGGTCCTGGAAGACCTGTTGACGACTTACGCAGGCGTCGACGCCAGCTATCTCAACACGTCCGATTGGGCTAGTGAGATTAGTGATTATCGTAGCTTCTACCAGCTGTCGGCTTTGTTGACCGAGCCGGTTAGCGTTCAAAAGCTGGTTTCGGACATACAAACGCAAACCGTGACTTTTTTGTGGTGGGACGAACGGACGGCGCTTGTGGAGCTGAAAGCCATTCGCGGCAATGAAGCGCCGGTTGATCGGTTGACCGATGCATCGAACATCATCGCCGGGTCGTTTAGCCTGACCGAAAAGCCGCGCGAGCGCGCATCGCAGGTCTGGATTTATTACCAGCTTATCGACCGGGCTGGCAGTCGCACAGAGCCGACAAACTACGAACGGCAATTTGTTCGGGCCGATCTGGAAAGCGAAACTGACAATCTTTATGGCGAAGCGTCCATTCGAACCATCTTCGCCTATTGGCTTTCAACCGATCAAATGGTGCGGACGACTGCGGCGACGATCCTGACTAGATACGTTGATGTTCCGTCTCAATGCACTTTCAGGATGGACGCAAAGGATCGTGACTATTGGGTGGGCGATGAATTTTTTATTTCCCACTACCTCGACGTTGACGAATTCGGGGCACGGCGTGACCGCAAGTGGACAGTCGTAAGCGCGGAGGAAGTCGTGCCGGGTGAAGTGATCGAGTACGTTTGCGAGGACACGACCCTTTACGGGCGGATCAGGTTTATCATGGCAAGCGGTGCCGCAGATTATCCGGGGTATGACAGTGCGCCGGTCAAAAATTGCTACATCGGCAATGCGGCTGGCTTGCTGTCGGATGGAGAAAGAGCGGGGGTTATTCGGTGACGACATACACCACAATCACAAATGGCGAGGTTGATCAGGACAGCCCGGTAACGCAGCCTCTTATGGAAGCGCTACGCGACAACCCTCTTGCCATTGCGGAGGGCGATACAACAGCGCCGAAAGTTCAGGCGGGTGCGATCAACAACCCCTCTGCCGTTGCATCGCGCGCATCGCCATCGTCGCTTCCAGGGGTTCTGTTTACGATTACCGATCTGGACAGGGTCGCCAGCATCTTTGTCGTTTCGTCGGCCATCGCCCGTAATATCAGCGGCGGTGGCGGACCTGTTACCACGACAACGCGCTACCGTTTGAGCAATGACAACGGTGCGACATGGGGGTCATATACGACGCTCAGCACCATCACCACAGAGAGTTCGACCTCTGTCGAGCGCCAGGATTTCAACCTGCTCGATATCACCAGTAGCAATGCAATCGAGCTTTCCGCTACAGGCGATGCTACTGGAAATGATTACCTGAGCGCGGCCATCGCGTTCTGTGTGAATAGCGTCTCACCATAACTGGCTAACAGGAGCAAACCAATGGCCGTGACCATCACTCTCTACGATCACACTGCGCAGCGTTTCGCGGCTGGTCTCAACGCCTCGGGCGACACGTATAAGCTGAAGCTGTATTCGGCGCTCACGCCGTCCGCAGCGCACAAGACGCTGGCGGCGGTCGATGCGGCTGGCACCGAGACCACGGAGGGCACGGGCTATACCGCAGGCGGCGCTACGCTGGCCAACGTCGCCGTGACCACCACGACCACGAACGACGCGACATTCGACGCGAATGACGTGGTGTGGACGGCTTCGGGCGGGTCCATTGAGGCGGCTTATGGCGTGATCTACAACGACACCGACGCCAGCGATCCACCGGTTGCGTTCATCGACTTCGGCGGCACTCAGACGGCGGGCGACGGCACCGAGTTTCGCGTTGTGTGGAGCGCCAGTGGCATCTTCACTTTCACCGTCGCCTAATAGGAGGCTGAAGGATGCCCGTCTTCGCCAACCGAGCGAAAATGACAACCGCCACCACCGGCTTCGGGAATGCCGTTCTCGGGTCGGCGGTGGACGGGTTCCAGACGTTTACCGATGCTGGTCTTACGGATGGGGACGAAATCGCCTACGTGATCGAAGATGGATCAGACTGGGAAGTAGGCACCGGCACCTACACCACTTCTCCGGGCAATCAGATATCCCGGACAGTCTCGGAAAGCTCTAATGCGGGTTCGGCGATCAACCTCTCTGGCAATGCCATTGTCTACGTCACGGCGCGAGCAGAAGATATCGAACCTGCTAATGCCGACATTCTAAAGGCAGACACCCACAATACGTTGACCGCTGGTTTCGACAGCGATGCAGAGGCGCTCGGGACGATTTCGAGCGGAACCGTCACACCAGAGGTAGACAGCAATACCAAGGAAAACTTCAAAACGCTGACTGCCAATGGTGCATTTACCCTTGCGCCACCGTCCACGTCCTCGAATTGCACCATCATCATTCAAGTCACGAATGGGGCCAGTGCAGGGGCTATCACGACCAGCGGGTTTACCATTGTCAATGGCGACACCTACGAGACGACGAACGGAAACGACTACCTATTCTTCGTCTACAAGGTTGGTTCGTTTTCCATGCTGACCGTGGCGGCACTGCAATGATTATCCCTGCGCCATATGTAAGCCTTGGCGTTTCTGGTCACTTCACACTGGTAGCTGGATCGTCTGGTTCACTTGAGGGCTATTCAAGCGGTATTGTCACGCTAGCTTTCGGAACCCTGACGCCTACAGCAACGGTAAACGAAAACACCGTCATATTTTTGGCTTGGAATGGGTCGACACATCAATTTTATGTTGAAGACACAGAACCGACGCCCACCGATATAATCATAAACGGCACAAGTTATGGGCTGACCTTCGATCAAAATAACTCTGGTTATGACGTCTACACTTTTTCAACAGGGTCACAAGTCATTTTTGACGGAAACACCTACGGAGTGGACTTGGCATGATGTTCTACCACATCGAAACGGCCCAGCTTTTCCCGACCAAGCAAAAAGCACAGGCCAAACTCAAGGTGCTCGCCCCGCCGCTTGAGCCCGTCGCGATCCTCCCCCGCCCTGAAGTCACGGCGGCTCAGGTCGCCACGCGGGACGACGTGCCAGAGCTGGTCAACGGCGAGTGGGTTCTGGGCTGGACCGTCCGAGGCATGACGACCGAGGAGCTGGCAGAGGCGCGCAGCAATGCAAAACTGGACCGCTTCGAATTTGCGGGTCGGGCGGCAGAGGCAGGCTTCGTGACCTACGCCGAAGCAGCGCAATGGGCCGCAGGAAACGCCGTCCCGGCAGCGGTGCAGGCGATCATCGACACTCTGCCCCTGGGGCAACAGGGGCCTGTTACGCTGGACGTGCTGGCCCGGCCCGTGATCCGTAGGACCGGCGACCTGATGCCTGCACTGGCTGCTGCTTTCCAAACTAACGACGCGGGCCTCGACGCCCTTTTCGGCCTGACCTAATATGCTTGGCTTCTCGCCCCTCGCCTCTGCCCCCCTCGCTGATGATGGAGTCGGTCTGCCGGTCGAGATCGAGGTCCCGGCAGCAGGCACAATAACGATCGCGGCCATAGCTCCTTCTGTATCCATCGGGGCCGCTGTGTTCGCGCCCTCTGCCAATGTGGCTTTGGCAACTCTGGCCCCTGTGGTTGCAGGCGGCGCATCTGTGGCGGTTCCTGTTTCTGACACCAGCATTAGTGCTGTTGCACCTAGCATTTCTACGGGCGTGCGGGTCGCGGTTCCTGTTTCTGATACTACACTGGCGGCGCTGGTGCCTTCCGTGGCCGGAGGCGCGTCTGTTTCGGTACCGGCTGCTGACGTAGCCGTCGCCGCGCCGGTTCCGGGCGTCTCGACGGGAGTGCGGGTCGCGGTTCCTGTATCGGACACGACACTAACGGCACTGGCTCCTGCGGTTGCAGGTGGCGCATCGGTCGCTGTTCCGGCTGCTGACGTAGCTGTCGCCGCCCTTGCCCCGGCCATCAACGCGGGCAAGACGATGTCCGTTCCCGTGGCGGATACTGCGTTGGCCGGTGTCGCGCCGAACATCGTCACGGGTTTGGCCATCCAGCCACCCGTTGCTAATGTCTCCGTCACTGCGCTGGCCCCTGTTATCAATGCTGGCAAGGTGCTGGACGTGCCCACCGGGTCGATCTCGGTAGCGGCGCTTGCTCCCAGCGTGTCCATCGGCGCGCGGGTTGTAGCGCCCGTCGCCACGGTCCTGATCGCCGCCAACGCGCCTGCCGTTACATCTAGCGCGTTTGTTGCGCCGCCCGTTGCTGTCGTCGTCCTCGCGTCTGCTGCGCCTGCCATTTCGACCGGCGCAGCCGTGTCGGTGCCCGTCTCGGGTCTGACCATTCTCGGCATAGCGCCCACGGTGTTCCTCGGCCTGCCCGGTTCCCGTCGTTCCGTGTCGGTCAGCCGCGATAGCCGGAACGCTGCGGCCCTCAGTTCACCGGGTCGCGTCACTATAAACTCACCGAACAGGGCCGCATGATGGAAAAATTCTACATCAAACAAAACGACACCGGACCAAACCTGCGCTCGACCCTCACCGACGGCACCGGCGTTGTTGTCAACGTCTCGGGCGCGTCCGTCCGGTTTCACATGCGCGATACTTCAGGCGGCACACCGAAAGTCGACGCCGCTGCGACCATCATCGATGGGGTCAATGGCGTAGTCGAATATCGCTGGCAGACGGGCGACACCGATACCGTGGGCCGGTATCTGGGCGAATTTGAGGTCACGTATGCTGACAGCACCATCGAGACATTCCCGAATGATACCAATTTCCTCGTCCTGATCCGCGACGATCTGGCTTGATTTAACGAGTAGGGGCACGAATGAGACGGCTTTGGAACACCACCGACGCCCTGAGCCAACTGGCGAATGCGATGCTCCTGCCGGGTGCCTACCGCACCAATGCCAACGAAAGCGTCAGCGGGCGGGCCTACCGCGAAGGCTGGCGGATGATGGCGGCTGTGATCGACGCGGTGTTTTTCTGGGATCGAGGCCCAGACGGTGAGGGTCACTGTCAGCTTGCCGACCGGCGCGACGTGCAGCGGGCGCGTGATCGGCTGTTCAGGAGTGAGTAGTAACGATGCCAGACGCCGCCACGACGCTACAGGAGCAGCTAGACGAGGCGCGCGACCAGCTGCGCCACCTGCGCGATGCGGGCTTGCTGGATATGGAGGCCGATGAGGTCAAGCGGCTGCGCAACCTTTTGCGGGCCGACATGGAGCGGGAAATCGTTTGGGGCTACGTCTACCAGCGCAGCAAATACGCGGGTTGGATCATCTTCGGCGGGGCGGCCATCCTCGCGGCTTTCAGGAACGATGCGGCGACGCTGGTGGATTGGGTCCGCGTCTATGTCTTGGGGCGACAACCATGAGCATGATGATGCGCGCCCGGCTCCATCTTCTCGGCCTGTTCGGGATCTTCGGGATTCTGGGCCTGCCTGTGGGCTGGTGGCTGGATTGGATATTCACCGACCGCCGCCCGCCTATCGTGGCGTTTGAAAGCGTCGAGGCGCTGAATAGCCCGGTGACGGCGGGCGGCGACCTGGTGGTCCGCATCTTGCGCGAGAAAATCCGCGACGACTGCGAAGTGACCAGCCTGCGCACGGCGATGGACCGGGACGGGCGCATCTGGCCTGTGCCGCACGCGGTCAGCCAAGAGGGCGGCGACGCAGATGCGGCCTACGTCGATTGGGCCTATCCGATCCCCGAGACCACGCCGCCGGGGCAATACGTCCTGCGGGTGCACCTGATCTACGACTGCGAGGGCACGGTCTGGCACTACGACCAGCCCGAGACACTCTTCCAAGTGGAGTAAGGCCATGCGAGAAATCACAGAGATTATCGTCCATTGCACGGCGACCCGCCCCGAGTGGTGGGCCAGCCGCCCGACCATCGCCAAGGTTCGGGAGGTCCGCCGCTGGCACGTCGAGGGCCGAGGCTGGCGTGATATTGGCTATCATTACCTGATCGACCGCAACGGGCGCGT